AGTAAATCGAGCTTTTCTTCGGCCTCAATAAGGGCATCTTTGTTTTTGAGTGCCTCGCCAGCTAGTACGCCAGCACCAGCACCTAATGCCGCAGTACCTGGGCCACCTAGACTACCTACTCCACCTCCAGCTATACCGCCCAAGGTTGGGTAGACAGAGCGCAAACTGCACGAAGTCATGCAGATAAGAACAAGGACTATGGCGGTGTAAATCATTCGCCAGGTGGTTCGTCAGCAGACCACTCAGCAGTTGCTAGAATAGTGAGCATCTCGGAATGAGTGTATTCGGTCTTGCCACTCAGAAAGGATGGTTGTTCGCCTATGTACTTCACAAAAGTTTTAGTGCCGTCTAGTGAGTATCTGCAATACTCTGCACTTATTTCTGCAACTTGGTCAAAGTCCACAATTCCTAATTCGTCTGTGTTTAATATAACAAATGTTTTCATATTATGATGGTACTGTTGAACTGAAGGAAGGTGTACCGTTTATGGTGCTACCATCATTCGTTCCAGGGTTTGCTGCATTTTCTATATTAGTGATGGTATCTCCGTTTGCTGGCGAACCTCCTGAACCTGTGTCGCTTGCGTTATCCCCAAGTCTGTACCAATGCGTAAGATTGCTCGACTGTGTGTAATTACCAGCATTGCTTGCTAAATTAAGGGGAGAACCAGAATTGTATATTTGCCCTACATTACTAGCGTCCAATGTGGTTGAATCCCAAATAGAAACCTCATCAATGTTTCCAAGAAAATCTTGTGTAGCAGCCGCAAAGTTTCCTATCCTGAAAGTATTACCAGCCGTGGAGGATACAGCACTTGAGGATTGAGAAGCGGCTAATACCCCATTAAAGTACAATATTGAACTTCCCGAACTATCATAAGTCACGGTCGCATTTATCCATTGATTTTCTCCAGGTAAAGTTGCATTTAAAGTTCCATTCGTACCTAAGTGAACATAAAAGAGGCTCGAAGTCCAAGGGTACATACCAATCCCTGTCGCTACTGGTCCTGCTCCTCCAAGTAACATATCTTGCCTAGCACTTGGACGATTAAACCACACGCTAATTGTAAAGTTTGTACCTGAATTTAAATTAGTTATGTTTCCTACTTCAATATAGTCATCCGTGCCGTCAAAGCTACCGCTGAAACCGTTAGTTACACCAGGTATTGATGCACCATCGCTATTGTAAGCTCGCCAATTAGCACCATCGTAAATGATGTATTTGTTAGTGTCTGTTTCAAAGTAAGCATCACCTGTCGAGGGACTACCTGGACGAGTCGATGAGGTTGTTGATGGTATTGTTGTTGGCATAGCTATTAAGAATCGTTGTTATAAATGTACCAAGCACCTCCACTATAAATGTAGAAATCATAGGTATCTGTACCGAATGCGATGTTAACTTCTCCGCTTGGATTGGTGGGTGTGCTTGCTAAGATGTTTGCTTCGGTGTCTCTAGTAGTAACATTAAATAGAGCTACTGCATTTAAAAATGTTCCACTAATATTAGCAGTTGTAAAGCCACTCGAAGCTAAAGTAATACCTGTGACTCCAGCATTCGTTGAAGCTGGGTTTGTCAGAGTAAAGGTAATAACAGTATCTGAACCTGTTGGTACGCTCTGACCGCCAGCAACTGTAAGAACTAAAGTACCTGATGACTGAGTCCATGCCCCACTAGAACCAAAGATTGCCGCATTAGTACCTCCAACTGTTAACGAGCCACTATCTACTGTTTGTGACCCTGTTAGCCCAGCTATGGTAATAGTACTAGAAGCACTAATTGCGGTAGATGGGTCAACTGTGAAAGTAAGAGTATTATCATTACCAGCACCATTTTGCCCATTATCCAAAGTAGCAGTATCAAAAGTCTCAAGTGGTACAGGTGGTACAGTAGGACTGCCTATGACCCCCAACCCAAATGTAGGAAGAACGAACATTCTTAGGAAGCTGTGTCTCCAGCTAAGACAAACACATCATCAGCGTAGGCAACTAAACTTGCTACTCCAAACTGAGCATTGATCTTGGTGTGTGATTGTCTGTTGTTAATAGTTGTACCAGAAGCACTGAAGCTGACTTGACCAGCACCCTTCTGTACAAAACTACAATTGAACCCAGCACCTAGTCCGCTTGGAACTGTTACTGTAATAGCTGACCCATTATTAAGGACTACTACCTTTCCATTATCTCCAGCTAATAAAGTGTATGCAGTTCCTGTTTGATCGTGCAGAGTCGCATCAAATCCAAGGATGGCAGTGCCTCCGAAATCTCCGTCTGTAAGATCACCAGCATCAACTGTAACTGTTCCCGTTCGTCCGGCAACTGATTGGACAGGGGCGGCCGCTACCAGGTTGGCAACTGTTACTTTTTTAGTAGTACCCTGTGCAGAGCCGGTGGTATCCGAGACATCCGTGATTGCCAAAATATCGCCAACGGCTGGGGTTGCCCCGAGTGCGTCTAATGAGCTTAATTTTTTATTTGCCATTTTTTATTTTCCTTTAATCGAATGCTAAAATGTTTCCATCCTCAGTGTTTAAATACGGTCCACTTTCTGCCTGTAATGCACCATCAACTCCAATAGGCGGGATGTGCGAATCTGCATCGCCCTCCCCAATCATTAAGCCTAATGCGAGATCCGGCATTGATTATCCCTTGTACAAGATGCAAGCCCCCGAAGTGAGCGAAACCGATGTGCATGGTACATACAAAACTTGCCCAGCGGCGAAGGTAACTGCATCGGAAATTAAGTCCGCTGAGTCATCCATTTTGCCGACTAAACTGGCAAGGACTGAGTCCTCGGTAAACTGGATCGCTGTCCAGCCATCTGTGCCGTTTGTGTGGGCGGCTGTATTATTTACATAGGCAGAACCATTGGCTCCCATGCTGTTGTTTACATTAATTGCTGAGATTCCCATAATTATGTTGTGGTTAAAATGTTAACTCCAAACGAGTAGCTCGGATATGTGTTAAAAGTTATTTTGTTCTGCGATTCGATGCGTTCGGCTTTATCCATTTCTAGGGCTAAATATTCCTCGGCTCTCTGCTCTTCTTGCATTGCTTTTTCCGTCTGCCCGTCCCCCCTCAGAAAATCAGATAGGCAACCGGCTAAGATGTAATTCATTAAAAACATCGGAACATTTTGCTCGTCACCCGACTCTTTCCCATACTCGGGGCGAACTAAATTGCCCATTATAAAGATTGAACTTTGTGTCGAATTGGCGGGCAAAACGACAAAGCCATTAATGAGTTGAAAATCGATGAGTATGGCCGAGCGGTCAGTAAGCGGATTCTTATTGTAAACTTTAAATACATCTTGAATGTCCACCGCGTTATCGATTTGAACCGCTTTATCGGCGGCTATTGGCGATGTGGTTGCCGCTACTGTCTTTTCCACTAGAGTCTGAAGTTCCGGCCATTTAATCCGCGACCAAACTAAATCGGCCCGAGTGTTTACAGCTTGTTTAAAAAAGAACTCATCCACCTCGGTTAAGGTGGCCAGTCCCGCCGCCATTTGGAAGCGTTTTTCTAAAGCTGTAAAGTCGATGGTACGCATCTACTGAACATTGGCAATGCCGGGATTAACTGGAGAACCACCAGCCTGAATGTTGTGCCTTTGAAATTGGGATGGTGGGCGGTACTGAAGGATATCGTTTCTAAACTGACGGCCTTGTTCGCGGACCATATCGATTTCTTGCATCAATATCGCTTCAGCATTTTGCTCCTCTTGCTGTGCTTTCGATGTCTGCCCGTCCCCGCGAAGGAAATCGGCGTAACTGCCCTGAACGAGGTAGTCTAAAAGAAAATTTGGGACATTGGATTCGTCTCCGCTTTCGTCACCATAATAACCAGTAGTTGCCGATCCGCTGTTAATTTCTGAGCGAAGATCTTTTCGATAAGTTACAAAAAGATTAATACCATTTAAAGTAGTCGGATCAATAATTTTTACAGAAGGAAATCCGCCCGAATCTAGTTCCGAGTAATAGGTATATTCTTCGGGGTAACGAGTGCTACCTGGATCTGCTTTATGAATACGGAAAACAACATTTGCATCGTTGGCCGTTTTTTTCGATGTGCCGTAAACTCTCAGACGATTGGCATCGCTGGTTACAATGGCAATAGATTCACCTATAACTGTAAACTGAGGCCAAGGATACCTTTCGTGGGCGAGCCTAGCTCTGCGGTTAACGAGGTCACGAAGGAAGCTTGCGTCCGTTGTTTGTAAGCTCTCGAGTCCAGCCAAAGCTTGGAATCTTGATTTTAAATTTGCGTAGGTTGCTGTTGCGTAATTTGCCATGATTTTTAAATTTTAATTGTTAACTGCCGATTACCGTTTCTGGGTTCGATTTTGCGAAGTCTCGGCGATATTCTGAATCAGACATACAGCCCTTGTTTTGGATCTCATGTCTTAGAAAGGTAGTCGCATCGATTGCAGATACTAAGCGGAAGTCTTTCCCTCCACTAAGTTTCTTAGCATTCTTTCGGGCGGCGATTGCTCGCTTACCATACCCAGCTTTTTCTCGCTCGGCATCCCGTTCAACTTTCTTCGATAAGTAGTGGGCCATCTCTTCGCCCGACATTCCACTTCTCTTCCCGCCTTTAACTATGATATTAAGACTCATATTTTAAAAAAGAAAAGGGAGGCCGGCCACTACCCAACCGGCCTCCCAAAATAACACCAAATAAACCAACTTAAACTATACTTCCAAGTGCGCGTGGATTGCTGACCCTCAACGAAAGCATCGTCTCAGAGAAAGCCCGTTTTCCAGCACCGTTATCAGGTAGATCCTGAATCGTGATACCCTCCAAGAATTTCAGACTTACTGTGTCATCACCAGGGATGAGATAAGCGCGATCTGTATTCACTGTACCCTCAACTGTGTCTGTACCACTTGCAGAACCATTTACACGTCCTAAAAATAGGTCCGGTATAATATTTATAGTAGAGTAGTCAGATACATATGTTAACACACTTCTGACAAGGGTCTTGCCGCTAACATCTTGATCAAAGCTAAAGTTTCCATTAGCTGTAGTCGAACGAGTGTAGTCAGTAATTTTGTTCATCACGGCTGGACCAGCAAAAAGGTTGTAAGTACCTTTTGAACCGGCGGCAGTGTAAACAGCTTGAAGTAATCCACGGAATGCAGATTCAGTCAAACTTGCAAGACTTACACGGGAACCACTTACTGCACGGAAACCTTGTTTTAAGGATGTGTCGAAAGTGTTGCCGGTTGCAGTCGGGTCAGACCAAATTCCAAGCCCACACATTAAAGCACCAGCGGAACTTGTACCAGCAGACTGATCATTACCTGATCCGATTGCTGTCTCAATTGAGCGCTTTAACTGTAATAAACTTTTTGCACGGCTCGATGCCATCAAAGATCCGCCAGGAGCAACATCTACCATCTCCGCTTGCCTTGAGACGGAAAAAATATCCCTCAAGGTTTGTACTCGATTTCCGAGCCTCGCCCTTGTGTCGATAAGATTCTGAGCATCAGAAATTGTGAGGTCAACCCCATCAATTACACCGCCGATTTCAGGACTAGCAAGTGAGTCCACGAGCCACTCATTGAGAGTCGCTTTAGGTGCGGCGGATTGAGATAAAGTCGAGTACAAAGGTGTCTCTGTAGGTTCAACTGTTTTTAATACATTTTCGAGGTTTTCTCTAGCACCTTTAGTGCTGGTAACATTGTAACTTGTAGCAATAGACATTTTAGTAATTCCTTATTTTAAGATTTTTAAATTTTTTTAGTCCGCAAGAAATGCGGCGAGATCGTTTTCCGAGATGACTTTACGCTCCAAAATCTTTTGTTTATTTGCAGTCTTTCGAGTGGCTGAGGTTTGTACCGG